CTGAACTTCGTCGTCAGGATACCAAGAATCGTCAGAATTCTATTGATGATATTGATCCTTTCGTCAAGCAAGAGTTTGAAATCAAAATGAGGAAGCACTTCGATGAAGCAATGGTGCTTTATCAATCAATGCTTGATATGGGAATCGCAAAGGAGTGTTCTCGTTTTGTGCTTCCACTCGCCACACCCACAAGAATCTATATGTCCGGTTCTTGCCGGTCATGGATCCATTACATCAATCTGCGTACTGCTAACGGCACTCAGAAAGAGCATATGGATCTTGCAGAGGGTTGTAAGAAAGTGTTTATTGAACAATTTCCCACCTGTGCTGAAGCCCTTGAATGGGTCTAAATACATCACATTGAGTTTAGTATTATGCCAACGTATCCTGTAAAGAATAATAAGACTGGGGAAGAGAAAGAATTGAGTATGACTATTGCTGATTATGAGCAATGGCGTAAAGACAATCCCGATTGGGATAAGGATTGGAGTAAGGGATGTGCATCTGCTCAGGAAGTTGGAGATTGGCAGAATAAACTAATCTCTAGAAATCCTGGGTGGAATGATGTCCTCGGAAAAGCAGCAAAGCAACCTGGTTCTAGAGTAAAGAAGATTTAGTATGCCAAGAAGAAAAAGAGCATCTGCAGAGCAACCTATTGGGGTTGGACTCACGGCAAAGCAGATGAAGCGGAAGAAACCGCTCAGTCAGGACTACCTGGTTGATATTGATCCACTGTCAGAGAATCAAAAACAACTTTTTGATTCTTATAATGAGGGTAAGCATATTGTTGCTTATGGTTGTGCTGGTACAGGAAAGACCTTTATCACGCTCTACAACGCTCTCAGAGACGTTTTAAGTGAAAATACACCATACGAACGTATCTACCTTGTACGCTCTCTTGTAGCGACCAGAGAGATTGGTTTTCTTCCTGGATCCCATGAAGATAAGGCAGACATCTACCAGATTCCTTATAAGAATATGGTGAAGTATATGTTCCAGATGCCTAGTGATGCTGACTTTGAAATGTTGTATGGAAACTTGAAGTCTCAGGAATCTATCAAGTTTTGGTCAACTTCATTCTTGCGTGGAACTACACTTGATAATGCTATTGTTATTGTGGATGAGTTTCAGAATCTGAACTTCCACGAACTTGACAGTATTATCACTCGTGTTGGTGAGAATACCAAAATCTGTTTCTGTGGTGATGCACGTCAGTCTGACTTACAGAAAGATAAAGAAAAGAATGGTATCATTGATTTTCTTAGCATCTTGCGTAAAATGGACTCATTTGATATAATAGAGTTTGGTGTTGACGATATTGTTAGATCAGGACTCGTCAAAGAATATATTATCGCAAAAATGGAATCTGGTTTTTGATGTTTAATCATGTTGATGTGAATCTCCCTCAACTTGAGAGGGAGACAATTGATGGAGTAAGATATTACTCTGTTCCTGACGAAGAAGAACTCCTGCGACTGGTCTCCATTACGTCGGTGACCAGTCATTTTAATAAGGAGATCTTTGTCAAATGGCGTAAGCGAGTTGGTAATGAAGAGGCAGATCGTATCACGAAACGTGCCACAAGTCGTGGTACGGATATGCACACTTTGGTTGAATACCATCTTAAAAATGAAGAACTGCCAAAGGTTCAACCCATCTCTGACTTCCTATTCAAAATTTCTAAAGAGAATCTGAATCGTATAAATAACATACACGCCCTTGAAGGTTCGCTATATAGTAAGCAATTAGGAATTGCTGGTACAGTAGATTGTATCGCTGAATACGACGGCGAGTTAGCTATAATCGACTTCAAGACTTCAGCTAAACCCAAACCACGAGAGTGGATTGATCACTATTTTGTACAGTGCATGGCATATGGTTGTATGCTGTACGAATTGACTGGCATCTCAGTCAAAAAACTTGTAATTATCATGGCATGTGAAAATGGAGAATGCGTCGTTTATGAAGAAAGAGACAAATCAAAGTACATCAAACTTCTCACAGAATACATTAGAAAGTTTGTTAGAGATAAACTGGAACTCTATGGAACCGAATAAAGAACTAGAAAAGGCGATTGAGAGTAAATTCTTGACACCTTCAAAGTTTGCGTTGGAGATCGAAAAGATTGTTGTTGACGAAAAACTCAACTACATTGATGCTATCGTACACTATTGCGAAATCAATGAACTTGAGGTAGACTCAGTAACCAAACTCGTTTCCAAACCTCTCAAAGAGAAACTGAAGTGGGACGCAACTCGTCTTAACTTTATGAAGCGAACTTCAAGAGCAAAACTTCCTTTATGATCGTGACACCCTTTGAAACTTATCAACATTATTTGTCACTAAAAAATCATTTTACAAATCCCAAATAC